GCATCAGCTGTCATTACGAATTCATTTTTACTTAATCTTGCAGGGACATCATCTGCTTTTTCTTTACCACCAATAGGTACAAAGCCACCATCTTCTCTATAGTCTTTTTCCATGCCGCCCATGTTCATGAGCCCTGCTTCAGGTTTCCCACCTTCAGCAAAAGCTTGAATTCCATACTGTCTATATTTATTTAAGTCTCCAAGACCAGTATCGTCATCCTCGTCTCCCCAGTCATCATATTTTTTATAATCTTTAGCAGCCATTAAACCTGATAAGGCACTTGCACCACTGATCGCTGCAAAAGGATTATCTTTAGCCCAATTCCATAGACCACCTTTACCACCTTTACCGGTAATTAATTCCATTAGTTTTCCTTTTTTTGCACCACTTAACATTCCCGGCATACCTTTAAAGGCACCCATTTGGGGAAGTCCAAATAATCCTACCCCTAACAATGCAGCTTTACCTAACGGACTTTTAAATACTTTTTTAACTTTTTTAAATATACTTCCTAAACCATAAGCACGTCTACCATCATCACCCATGATTCCACCGTAAGCTCTTCCAACTCTTCCACCTTCAGCTCTAAATGCTAGAGGCATGTACCAATCTTCCTCTACAACTTCTTCCTCTGAACCGCCTCCTCCGGATCCACCACCTCTGTTTTCATAAGCTGCTTGACTACTATAACCTAATCGTTGCCATTCTGGTTGACCACCACCATCACCAGTTCTTCTTTCATATTTATATGTTCCATCTGGATTTTTAATTGTTATCAAATTACCCACATCACCAGCATATTTTAATCCAGGTGCACCACGATATTTTGCTGCATAATCTGCAAAATTAATTGCATCTAAACCATACTTACTAGGATCAAAAGTTCTTAAAGATTCAAAATCATCAAATGAAAATTTATCATAATCTTTGTAATCTCTGGTGTCCCATCCTTCCATTGTGTCTTGTGTCTCTTCATATAAAGCTCTTAACTCTGGAGGTAGTTTACCATAAGCTACAGGGTTATTAGTTTTTAAATGGTTTATATAACGTAATTCATTTCCAGGGTTATTAGGAAATACACTGTATAAAGCTTTTCTTGTTGGGTGGACAAAAGGTGTTTTGTCTTGATGTGCTTTAACTATGTCTTGTGATTTTTTAATTTCTTCATTATATTTTTCAGAACCTTGATAATGTTTTTCATTCCCACTCATTATATAAGCGTCTTCCTTTTTATATGGTGCTGGTGCTTGACCTTTTGGCGCTGCATATGATCTTGCTTGATAGCTTTGTCTTCTATCATCTGCATCAGTAAAATTAGAAGATTTGTTAGAAGATTTTGATGGAGAAGGACTATTATAAACTCCACCATAATTATAGTCGTCTCCTTTATACCCCGGTCTTGAACCGTCTGCATTTTCTTTAACAAGTTGCATGACTCCACCACCTGCAGCCATGGTCCGTGGTTCTTGCATCATGCCTTCTATACCTTGAGGTTGAGAACTCATCTGTGCTTCAGACATAATTTGTTCTATAAACTGTTGCATGGACATTGGCTCTAATCCTTGTTCTTCCATTTCAAATACATATTTATTGTACTCTTCTTCTAGTTGAGCCATTTGCATTTCTTGTGGTGATTTAGGTCCTTCATTACCTGAGTAAGTAATATCTGGTGCTCCTGCGTCTAGTGATTCTAATCCTGTTTTCATATAATTTTGTATGTTAATTTTAAAAGCAGGATTTTAACCTGAGGGTTTCTAACATTACTTGTTTTTGTCAAGTAAATCAAGTCTATGTTGTAACTATTCTAGGTTTAATTTCTAGAGCAGACAATACAACATGTAATCTATTAGCCGTTGCTGCAGTTACTTTTATAATTTCACTTTCTGCAACCACTAAAGGCTGAGATAGTAATTCTGATGTTCCACTGGCCGAGATTGCCTTAACGCTAAATAGGCTAAAAACAGCACTATCCGTATCTGTAATAGTAACTGTTATTGTATCCGCGTTCCCTGAATCTTCAGACACAAGGATTGATTTAATCACAGCAGTTGTAGCTGTTGGTACCGTGTATAAAGTCGTAGCTGAGGTAGATGTTAAATCTACTTTTTTATTTACAAATGTATTAGCCAAAGAAATATGCCTCCGCTTCTGCTTCGTCTTTTAAATCTTGTTGAAAAGATGTATTTAATTTTTGTATCACACTATCAATATCCCTAACAAATGATTGTTGTATCTGTTGATCGTATTCCTCTAGTGGTTGTGTTAATGATTGTACAATTCTAGCCAAGGTATCCTCCGTATCTATATAAATCTGCAATTCCGCCATTTGCTAAATTTTGCCAATTGTGATATTTTTCCAGAGTCTCTGCTGGAATACCTTCACCTGTAAATCCTTGAACATTTTTTGCAGCTTCTACGTTAGCTTTATTAAAAGCATTTGATAAAGATCCAACTACACCTGTATCAGAAAAAATAGAACTCATTGGATCAATATTCATTATACCTTTCGGTAGTTCTGTTAAATGTTGATAACCATAAGCTAATCCTTTATCTACCCAGTCTGCTGAATTAGGAAAATTTTGTTTCCAATCATATCCTCCTAGTGCATGAGTATAATTTGGAACATAAGAAGGTTTATAACCTTTTATATCTGTGAATTTTCCTTTCATTTGTTGTGTATTCATTCTATGTTTTAAAAAATTTTTCCACTGAGATTGTATCCCTCCAGGATATGTTCTTCCTTTCGGAATTACAGGAGGTGTAGTATGTGTAAAAGGAGATTTTCCTCCTGTTGTAACTGTTGTAGTTTTCTTTTTAGGAGGTACGTAACCAGTTCCTGGTCCTCCTCCATGTGGAGAATGTTTAGCTGTTACTTTGTTAGTAGATGATTTTCCTCCTTGATTGCCAGGATGACCTGGAGATTTGGATTGACTAGATTTACTTTTAGATGATTTAGTTCGACCACTAATAAAACCGGCAGATCTATAATTAATTCTTTTATCTATCGTCATTACCTTCTCCCGTCCGCTTGTATATCTAATCTAAAAGTTCCAAGTTTCCAGTGTTGTCCGGTACTTGTATTGTCAACCTTTAAAGATATAGCTCTTGCACGTGCTCTTGTGTCTATTTTATCTGTACTTGTAGTTGTAGTAAACGGACCTAATGAAGAACTTGCTTGTGCATCTGTTGGATAATTTTTTAAGTTTAATGTAACTCTTGCATCTCCAGTTTGTTGTAAAAAGTCTGGAAGCACTCTTCTAATTTTCATTATGTGTTCGCCATCTCCTCTTAAATCTGCGCCGCCTCCTTGTCCCATTGATATATCAAAATCACCTGATTCAATACTTGCAGCAATAGCAGTAGCTGACCCTGCTTTTATTTGATTAACTCCTGTTTCGTGTTCATAGTAAGTTGTAACACCGTCAGTGTTGCCAACGGTTGAATCACTTGTTGCACTTGAATCATATTCTGTTGCATGGGGTTTTCCAAATATATGTGAATCAGACCATGTAGATCTAGAAAGTGAACTTGTAGTCCATACAGGTCGCTCTGGTGTTGAATCCATAAAGTTATAAGTTACTGATCTATTATTGGATGCAGCTCCACTACCTGGATAAAACCAAGTAACTTCACCAAATAAATTATTTAAACCTGCATAGATATGTTGTTTTGGAACTGTATTAATATCATCATAAACATAGTCTTCAACTAAACATGCTAGTGGATCTAGTTTACCCGTGTATCTAAAGAAACCATTTTCTGACATCCAGTATGCAGAACCATCTACTTCAACAGCTGCATTCTTTCCAATCAATCCACAATTAGTCCCCACTTGTTGAAATGAAAATACAAAAGGCGCACCAACGAATCTCATAATAAATAAAGATGTATCGGTCCATACATAAATTGCATCCCTACCTCTAATCGCTGCAACAATCCGTGTTCCATCAGCCAGTCTTTGTGTACCAGAAGTATTAGTTGCAGAAGGTGTCCAAGAAGTTGTAGCATTAATTGATTCTTGATCTGACCATCTAATATACATATCATCCTGTGTTGATGCTGTACCAATTGTAGTTTCTGTTCCAAAAGCAATTAAGTGTCTGTCTGGAGTTGATACTAAAGTTTGTAATGATGCAGTAGGACAGTTAGCAACAATCGTTGCTCTAGTTCCTGTAGCACCTGTTGCATTTGAATCCCATTCAAAAGTTGCACCATCAAATATAGTCGCAATTAATTTATTTCCAAAATTGTCCAGGGACCAAAGTCCTGGAGCCGTTACAATGTCACCTGTTTGTGATGCACCCCATTTAGTATAATCCGATGCGTCATAAACTGTTGCTCCATCAGAGTGTGAGGCAGCAGTTGTGTTATCTGATCCTCTAGTTAATCCTGATAAAGTATCTGTTCCTGTAGTGTTTGAAGTGTATGCAATTCTTTCATTATCTATTAAAACTGTTCCTGTTGCCGGTATACCACTTGAGTCGGATAAAACTATACTAGTTGAACCTGAAGTTAATGCGCCATTTAAAGTTGCTGTAATTTCTCCAGCAACAGTACCGCCCCATAAACCTAAACCCCAACCAGCAGCTGATTCTTCAACTGCAGGTCCTATTGAATAAAAATGTTGAACTCTTACTCCACCAGAAGTACTGGCTCCTGATCCAGATTCAACGGATCCCATTTCAACAGTAATCGTTGTTGAAGTTGGAACGGATGTAACCATAAAATTAGTATCATCAAAATCATCGGAATCAAAATTAGAGTTTGTTGCGGATGAAAAATTATCTAAACGAATAATATCATACTTAGTAATATTATGATTAGATGCAAAAGTGATTGTAACTGTAGCGTCGCTTTGCGTTGTTGTAAAAGCGCTAGTTAAAGTTGTTGTAGATTTAATAGGAGTAATATCATAAAATGCTCCTCCTGAATATACATATAAAAATCTGTTTGTACCAATGGCTGCGTACTTAATTCCTGACGCATTAACAAAATGATGGAGTGCTGTATTTCTACCTGTTAAAGTATTATCTCCAAGTTGTGCCCAACCACCTATTTTTTCAGGTGATCCATATCTAAATCTAACATAATCACCACTAACCCATTGACCCTCGCCACCCGTTGAGGTAACTTGTTTATTGAATCCTGGCTGTATGTTAATTTTCTGCAGCATAATAGTTTATGCCTTATGGTTTAGTTGGCCATGTCGCGTTATTACATTTATCAACAGTGTCTTTACCAGCTGGTAAATCTCTTAAATCTTTACGATATGTTTTCATATCATCAGAAAGAGTTACATCAGATAAAGCGCAGTAATCAGTTTCAGCAAGTAATCTATTTCTTTTAGATCTTAGATTAGCTAAAGCTCTAGCAGGAGCAGCATCTGCAACAGCTTTTTCTTCAGCATCTCTAGCTGTTTCTTCTTCAGATGTAAACTGAACTCTGTTTCCGTTTATGTTATGATATCTTGGCATAATTTTCTCCTTTGGTTGTTATGTATCATTATTATAGTATTCCGTAAAGGCAAATATCTCCAGCGTCTATGTCTCCGCTATCAAATTTAAACTGTATTTCATCTATTGCACTTGTTGTATTAAAGTAACCAGCTACGTAATTATCATTTACACTATTATTATCCTGATATGTGCTGTTGCGACTAATAAAATGTGTAACGAAAGTCGTATCTGATGGATTGAAAAGATGTAAATATCCACTAGTACACTCATCATTACCATTACCAACTCCACCAGAAGAAAATCTTTGAAATGCTGTGCCTTGTGCTTGATCTCCTCCACCATAATAAGATACTCCTGCTTCACTATCTGCTTCATCATGGTAAGCATAATGAAATGTACTTGTTATAGTTTCGTCATATCCACTACCACCAGCAGCATTACCTTGAAAAGTAAATTTAGCAGTATTTGTTTCAGGATGAATATTATTAAATGTAAACAAGTATTCCTTGTAACTATTGTCTAAAGTAACATCACTACTTCCATCAACAAAAGATAAAGTTGCAGAAGATGATGCTGTTAGCTTTTTAATAAATATCATACTGCCTAAACTTGATATAGAACCAAGGGCAGTTGCGTTCTTTACTCCATTATTTGATAATTTAACTATGCTCATTAACTATCCTTTATTCCGTAGAGTTTAATTGTGCCAGCGTCTATTGTTCCTGTATTTGGTTTAAATTGTATTTCATCAATAGCTGAAGTCGTATTAAAATAACCAGCACAATATAAGTCAAAAGCATAATCTGCTCTATGGTGCATAGCACCTCTAAAAATAAAATGTTTTACATAGGTTGTTGATGACAATCCAAAAAGCCAAAGTTCTCCAGATGATCCACCATCATTGTCATTACTCATATCTGGAAACAACATTTGAAAACTTGTAGATTGTGCTAAATCATTTCCAGTAGTATAAGCAAGAGAAGTAGCACTATCATCTTCTTTATGGTAGGCTTCAAAAGTAGTTGTTGTTAAAGTTTCATTATAACCACTACCTCCAGCAGCATTTCCTTGAAAAGAAATTTGTCCACCATCTGCTGAATGATGCAAATTAATAAATTTAAAAACATAAATAGGATATGTGCTATCTAAAACTACATCTGAACTTCCATCTACGAATGACAAAGTAGAACTAGAACTAGCAGTTAAAGTTTTAATAAGTGTCATAGCTCCACTTGGTACTGAAGCAGCAGAGGTTATATCACTTATGCTATTGTTGTTGTATTTAACTAATGCCATATAATTTTATTACTCCACTATCTATGTTGCCTGATGACATTTTAAATTGAACGCCATCTATAGCTGCGGTTACATTACAATAACCAGAAACAAAAACATCTTGTGTTAAATCTTCTTGGTGTGCAGCAGTTCCTCTACTTATAAAGTGCTTAACAAATGTTGTATTGCTGGGATCATATAAAATTAATTCTCCAGCACAAGATTGATCGTTATCATTACCTAAACCAGTTGTTATTATTTTTAAAAATCCAGTAGCTTGTGCTTGGTCATGTCCAGCTACATAAGCT